AGCAACCCTTAGAAGCTTATTATAAAACTCATAAATACATAACATGAACAACATACCAATTACATCAAGAATACAAAAGAAAACTAAAGGAGGAATGGTTAAAGATCCATTACTTAATTTAGGATCGCCTTTAGCTCAAAAGAAAACAGAGGTAAAGAAACCTACTGAAGAAACAGCTGAAAGTTACATTGCTAATTCATCAGATGGATCTGTTGGATCCGAAACAACTTCTACCATAACCAAACCAGATACTATTGTACCGGGTAAAGAGAAGAAAGCTGTTGTGCTTTATAAGGATTTAGACCCCAGCATAGTGGAAGCTGCTAAAAAACATAATATAGATGAATTCGGTACTCACAACCCTACTAAAGAAGGTAAAGTTGATAATACAAAAGGCACAGGTGAATTTGAGGATGACATTGTAATACCAGGAGGAACAGAAAAAGTTAAAAAGAACGTTACTTTTAAAACGGCTGTTACAGGTACAGCTAAACAGCCTTGGGAATCTCGCTTTAATTCCAGAAACATTAAGAAGACTAATAAAGATGTAACTACATCTCAGAATAAAATAAATAGAAAGAAGCGCCAACTTAAGAGAAATGGAGCAACTTTTAATGAAAATACCAAAGAGTATGAAAATACAGGAGGTATGAGGCAAGGAAAGTTTGATAGGCTTACTACTAAGTATAAAGAGAATGTAAGAGAGAACGACGCTTTTGCTGGAGCAGCTGCTGTAGCGACCGCTCAATCTAACCAAGGTAAAGTAGCAGGTGAAAAAGTAGATTTAGGAGAAAGAAATACTAGATTAAGTGAATTCAAGAAACCTGGAATTAAACAAAATGATTTTAAGACCCAAATGAGAAGCGGTTTTAAAATGAAAGGATATAAGAAATAAAATGAATAAGTTCTTCACATGGCTTACTGGTGGCGTTATCAAAGAAATAGGTAACGTTATTGATAAGTTAACTACTACAGATGAGGAAAAACTCATTATAAAGAAAGAATTACAAGAGATACTTGAGAAAGCTGATAACGATGCTCAACAACAGGTTACTGATCGTTGGAATGCAGATATGAAATCAGATAGCTGGTTAGCAAAAAATATCAGACCTTTAGTATTAGTGTTCTTAACATTTGTTTTTAGCTTGTTAGCTTTCACAGATGGTAACATAGGTGAATTTAAAATAGCTAAAGAGTATATACCAATATTTCAAACATTATTAGTTACTGTATATGGAGCTTATTTTGTGGGAAGATCATGGGAAAAAGGAAAATCAATAATAAATAATAAATAAAAAAATGGCAAGTTACATTAATGAACCCTTTTTTGCTACGGAGGCAAAGTCTATTTCCGCAAGCAATTCAATAGACAGCTCTACTTTTCTTGATGCATCAGCAATATATGTTGGAGCAGCAGGGGATTTAAAGGTTATAATGAGAGGAATAGTAGGAGACAGAGGAGTTACCGGAATTAGTATTATTTCAAACGGTAGTGGTTACGTTACAGCGACAGGATTAGCAGTTACATCAGCAAGTGGTGTTGGTTCAGATATGACTGTTAATATAGTAGCTACAGCAGGTGTTATCGATTCAGTCGCAATAAATGCAGCAGGTAGTGCTTATGAATTAGCGGATACTTTAACTATAGTACAAGCCGGTGGTTCTGGAGGAACTGTTCAAGTAGGTTCTATACAAAGTTTACCAACAGCTAGTCAAGCAATAGTTTTTGCAGCAGTACCAGCAGGAACAATGTTACCAGTTATAGTTGATTATGTTATAGCTACAGGAACAGTTGCTTCAGCATTAATAGCTTATAAATAGTAAATAATGCGTAATAAATATAAAGTATATTAACAATTAAATTAAATCAATTTTAAAGATGGAAAAAGTGCAAAAAACAATTGAAGTAGAATCTAAGGATGTAAAATCATTATCTACTGAAGAATTAACTGGATTACAAAAAGCTATTCAAAGTCTAAACCAAGTGCAAACGCAAATTGGTGGGCTAGAAGCTCAGAAGCATGAGTTACTACATTCTCTAACAACCCTAAACGAAGACTTAGCTGGAATACAGAAAGATCTTGAAACTAAATACGGGAGTGTTTCTGTAGATATTACTACAGGCGAATACACAGAGAATGAAAATGAAGCTAGTAAGAAAGATTAGTGTCGGAAGAGACTATAAAAATGACGCCATGCACTATTCTGTTGGACAGGAAGTGTATGGAGGTCATACTATAGCTAATATAATAGAAGAAGATACTAAGTATTCTATATATATACAAAAAGGGGACATATTGATTCCTTGGAAGGATTTCAATAAAAACATGGCAATAGCAGTTGAATATAACATAGACTATTAATGAAAGGAGTTTTAGATTTCTTGGTTAAACCTAAAGAAGATAGGTACAATAATAAAAAGACTGTATCTGGAACTGAACTCATTTTAAATACTGAACTACAAAATCATAATTATGTAAGTAGAGTAGGTGTTGTCATAGCTATTCCTAGTTTGGAACACACTGATATAAACATTGGTGACGAAGTAATATTACACCATAATGTGTTTAGACGTTTCAGAGATATGAAAGGTGTTGAAAAGAATAGCAAAAGCTATTTCACAGATGAGCAATATTTTGTAAGACCTGAACAGATCTTCGGTTATAAGAAGAAAGATAATTGGGTTGCTTGTGAAGGTTTTAATTTTATAAAGCCTATAAAGGAAACTAAAATGTTTTCTATTGATTTTGAAAGACCTATGATAGGGGTTTTAAAATATAAAGATAAAAATCTTGATCAAATTGAAGAAGGCGATCTAGTTGGTTTTAGACCAGGGGCAGAATACGAGTTTATCATAGATGATGAAAAGCTATATCGAGTACCCACCAATTCAATCACAATCAAATATGAATATCAAGGAGACGAAGAGGAGTATAATCCAAGCTGGACATAAAGCAGTAGAAGAACTAATAAAGGTAGCGGGTGAAAAGATCGTTGACTCAGGAGAGGATATCTCAGCTGACAGACTTAAAAATGCCGCTGCTACAAAAAAGTTAGCAATCTTTGATGCTTTTGAGATACTTACACGTATAGAAGAAGAAGAAAGAAGATTGGATAACAAACCTAAAGAAGATGATAGCAAAAAACCTTTTAAAGGGTTTGCTGAAAAGAGGTCTAAATAATGTACGTACAAACATTATATAAGGTTATAACACCTATAAAACAAACTACTATATCTAGATTGAATAAATCTAAGAAATGGGAGTATGGATATAATAAAGAGCATGACGTAATAGTTATAAGCAAGACGGGTCAAATAGGGGAGATTTACGATATCCAAAACTTAAGGATAGCTTTACCTAAAGAACCTGCTAAGATAGATAAGAGTACTAACAAATGGGAACCCTCCGAATATCCCGGAGAACTAAAATCAATAAAAAGTATATTTGATTGGAGAGAATACCCTGAAGATTTTCAGAATAAATGGGAACCGTATATAGATGAGCAATTCAAAAGAAGAGACGAAGGTTTTTGGTTCAATAGCAGAGGCCTGGCTACTTACATTACTGGTACTCACTTTATGTACTTGCAGTGGTCCAAGATTGATATTGGGAAGCCAGAGTTTAGAGAAGCAAACAGATTATTCTTCATATTCTGGGAAGCTTGCAAAGCAGATAAGCGATGCTACGGAATGTCGTATCTTAAGAACAGACGTTCAGGCTTTTCGTTCATGGCATCAGGAGAAACTGTTAATTTGGCAACAATATCCAGTGATGCAAGATTCGGTATCTTATCTAAGTCAGGTTCCGATGCTAAGAAAATGTTTACAGATAAAGTTGTACCAATATCGCTCAACTACCCATTCTTTTTTAAACCCATCCAAGATGGTATGGACAGACCAAAGACAGAACTTGCTTATAGGATACCAGCATCGCGTCTTACAAGGAAATCCATTCAGTCTAAAGATGGTCCAGAAACATTAGAAGGTCTTGACACAACAATTGACTGGAAGAATACAGGGGATAACTCTTATGATGGAGAGAAATTAAAACTACTAGTACACGATGAAAGTGGAAAGTGGGAAAGACCAGACAATATATTAAATAACTGGCGAGTAACAAAGACATGTCTACGTTTAGGAAGTAGAATTATTGGTAAGTGTATGATGGGATCAACATCAAATGCTTTAGATAAGGGTGGTGATAACTTTAAGAAGTTATACAGTAGCTCAGATGTTAAAAAAAGAAACAGAAACGGTCAAACGGCTTCTGGATTATATTCTTTATTCATTCCAATGGAGTGGAATTATGAAGGATTTATTGATGAGTATGGAATGCCTGTGTTTAATACCCCAACAGAACACACTGTGGGTCCGCATGGAGACGTTATAGACGTCGGTGTTATAGAAAATTGGGATAATGAAGCTGATGGATTAAGAGGCGATATGGACGCCTTAAATGAGTTCTATAGACAGTTTCCAAGGACAACAGAACACGCATTCAGAGATGAAACAAAAAATAGTATATTTAATCTTGTAAAACTATACGAACAAATAGATTACAATGAAGATTTAAAGAATACAAATGTAGTAACTACCGGAAGTTTTCAATGGGAAAACGGCGTTAAAGACTCAAGAGTTATATTTACACCAAATCCTCAAGGAAGATTTAAGGTAACTTGGGTACCAAACTCTAATCTGCAAAACAAACAAACCATTAGAAATGGGTATAAGTTTCCTGGTAATGATCATATAGGGGCATTCGGTTGTGATAGTTATGATATTTCAGGTACTACAGATGGCAAAGGTTCTAAAGGAGCTTTACACGGATTAACTAAGTTTAGTATGGAAGATGCCCCTGCTAATACATTCTTTTTGGAATATGTAGCTAGACCTCAAACCGCTGAGATATTTTTTGAAGACGTATTAATGGCTTGTGTATTTTACGGGATGCCTATACTAGCAGAAAATAATAAACCTAGACTTTTATATTATTTTAAAAGAAGAGGGTACAGAGGTTACTCTCAAACTAGACCAGACAAAGTTTGGACAAAGTTATCTGTAACTGAAAAAGAAATTGGTGGAATACCTAATTCAAGTGAAGATATAAGACAAGCTCACGCGGCCGCAATTGAATCATATATAGATAAATACGTTGGATTAAAAGAAGACGGTAATTACGGCGATATGTATTTTAGCCAAACATTAAATGAATGGTCAAGGTTTGATATAAATAAAAGAACAAAATTTGATGCTGCTATTAGCTCAGGTCTAGCTATCATGGCGTGCAATAGGAATTTATATAAACCAGTTGCTGACGTACAAAAACAAAAGTTAAATATAAGTATTGCCAGGTATAAAAATGGTGGTACTACATCCGAAATAATAAAATAAAATATGGCTGAGTCAGTTGTAAAAAGTTTTTTTCCTAGTCAAGTTGCTAGTGATTCTGAAAAGATGTCCAATGAATACGGACTCAAAGTAGGTAGAGCTATTCAAGATGAATGGTTTAAATCAAATTCAGGTACTACAAGATTTCAAAGTAATCAGAACACTTTTCATGGATTAAGGTTGTATGCTAGAGGAGAACAAGGCATACAAAAGTACAAAGACGAACTATCTATAAACGGTGATTTGTCTTATCTTAATTTAGATTGGAAACCAGTTCCTATTATACCTAAGTTTGTTGATATACTAGTGAATGGTATATCTGAAAGATCATTTGATATAAAAGCTTATTCTCAGGATCCTTATGGCGTCAGCAAGCGTACTAAATATATGGAGTCTATCATTCGTGATATGCAAACAAAAGAATTAAATCAGTTCGCTCAAGCTAATTTTGGGATAAACTTATTTGAAAATACTCCAGATTTATTGCCTGATTCGCAAGAAGAACTTGAACTACATATGCAACTGTCTTATAAACAAGCTGTTGAGATTGCGGAAGAACAAGCTATTAATGTGTTGCTTACTGGGAACAATTACGACTTAACTAAAAAGAGAGTAACTTACGATTTATCTGTAATTGGAATTGGCGCTGTTAGAAACATGTTCACTAAATCTGAAGGTGTTACAGTAGATTATGTAGATCCCGCTAACCTAGTTTATTCTTATACGGATTCACCTTATTTTGATGACATATATTACGTAGGAGAAATTAAGAACATTCCTATAAACGAATTAAAGAAACAATTTCCTGATTTATCACAAGGAGATTTAGAAAGTATCACTAGGCAAGGATTTCAGAATAATGGATTTTATGACAGAACCTTAACTAACTACGATAACAGTGATTCAAATACAGTGCAAGTTTTATACTTTAATTATAAGACTTACATGAATGAAGTATATAAAGTAAAAGAAACAGCTACTGGAGCAACTAAGGTTATCGTTAGAGATGATCAGTACGATCCACCAATAGAAGATTACGAAGCTGTTTATGGTAAAATGTCTAGATCATTAGAGGTTTTATATGAAGGAGTATTAGTATTAGGTACTGATCACTTACTTAAGTGGGAAATGGCTAAAAATATGATGCGCCCTAAGAGTGATTATTCTAAAGTTCTTATGAATTATAGTATTGTAGCTCCTAGAATGTATAAAGGTAAGATTGAATCTATAGTGAGTCGTATAACAGGATTTGCTGATATGATTCAGTTAACTCATTTGAAGTTACAACAAGTTATGTCTAGAATGGTTCCTGATGGAGTCTATTTAGATGCTGATGGTTTAGCTGAAATTGATTTAGGTAATGGAACTAATTATAATCCTCAAGAGGCTTTAAATATGTTCTTTCAAACAGGTTCCGTTATTGGTAGGTCTATGACTCAAGAGGGTGATATGAATCCTGGTAAAGTACCTATTCAAGAAATATCTAGCGGAAACGGTGGAGGAAAATTGCAATCACTTATACAAACTTACAACTACTATCTGCAAATGATAAGAGATGTAACAGGTATGAACGAAGCAAGGGATGGAAGCGCACCTGATTCTAAAGCTTTAGTAGGCGTACAAAAATTAGCTGCGGCTAATTCTAATGTAGCTACAAGACATATATTAGATGCTGGATTGTTTATAACAGGACAAACAGCTGAATGTCTTTCTTTGAGAATATCAGATATATTAGAATATTCTCCTTCTAGGGAAGCATTTGTGCAAAAAATAGGCGGACATAATGTGGCTACACTAGCGGAAATGGGTGAACTGCATTTATATGACTTTGGTATATTCATTGAATTGATGCCTGATGATGAACAAAAAGCTATGTTAGAAAATAACATACAAACAGCATTATCAGCAGGACTTATTGATTTATCCG